CAAGCCTGACGAGGTATTGCACTTCAAAGGGCTGACCCTTGACGGCATCGTCGGCATGACGCCGCTTGAAGTGTTGCAAAAAACCATCGAAAATGCCGGTGCTGCAAGTGAGTTCATCAATAAAAGTTTCAAAAGCGGCATGCAGGTCAAGGGTATTGTACAGTATGTCGGAGACCTGAGCCCTGAAGCCGAAAACACGTTCCGGGAAAAGTTCGAACGAATGTCCAGTGGGCTCAAAAACGCCAATCGCGTGGCACTCTTGCCAATAGGGTACAAATTCGAACCTATCAGCCTGAAAATGACCGATGCGCAGTTCCTGGAAAACACCGAACTGACGATCCGGCAGATCGCGGCTGCGTTTGGCGTGAAGATGCATCAGTTGAATGACTTGGACCGGGCAACCCACACCAACATCACAGAGCAGCAGCGTGAGTTTTATATTGACACGCTCATGGACATCCTGACCGGATATGAACAGGAACTGACATATAAGCTGTTTACAGACAATGAGCTGGCAGAAGGCTATTACATCAAGTTCAACGTCAATGCTATTTTGAGGGCGGACCACAAAACCAGGTTCGAAGCATACCGGACTGCAATACAGTCTGGTTTTATGACGCCCAACGAGGTCCGGGCGCTGGAGGAACTCGAACCGAAAGAGGGCGGCGACCGGCTCCTGATCAACGGCAACATGATGCCGATCGAGATGGCCGGCATGCAATATCAGAAAGGCGGTGAGAACAGTGGGGAATAAGGCAAAGGGCAAAAAGTTCTGGAACCTGAAGAAAACTGACGAGAAAACTGGTGAGCTGACACTCTACGGTGAGATTTCAAATGTGTCCTGGTGGGGCGACGAAGTCACACCGAAACAGTTCAAAGAGGATCTTGACAAGCTGAGCGACATCGAGACGCTGAATGTCTACATCAACAGTCCGGGCGGTGATGTGTTTGCCGGTCAGACGATCTACTCTATGCTGAAACGTCACAAGGCGCAGGTCAATGTTTACATTGACGGCCTGGCCGCCAGTATAGCATCCCTGATCGCCATGGCAGGAGACAAGGTCATCATGCCGGCGAACGCCATGATGATGATCCACAATCCATGGACTTTCGCAATGGGTAACGCCAATGACTTCAGGAAACTGGCCGATGACCTTGACAAGATCCGGGAAAGCATGATAGTGGCGTATCAGGGAAAATCTGGGCTTGAAAAAGACGAAATCATCAGCATCATGGATGCCGAAACCTGGCTGACAGCGGAGGAATGCAAGGAGAAGGGGCTTGCGGACGAGATCGAGGAAGCTAAGAAAGTGGCAGCCTGCGTAGATGAGAAGTATTTCAGCAGGTACAGAAATGTGCCTAAAAATCTCAAAGAACTTCCTGAAGAGCCTCCTGGGCAGGCCAGGGAGGTGAGGGACAGTGAAAACGAACTGAGAAAAAGAAAATTGCTGTTGGAGTTGGAGCTGTAAAGGCTCTTTTTTATTACCTCAAAAAAATCAAGGAAGGGATGATGTGAAGTGACAAAGGAAATGAGAGCAATGCTTCAGGAACTCGAAACCCTGAAGGCAAACGTCAGGGCTCTGATTGGCGAATACAAACTCGATGAGGCCGAAAAGAAGATGGAAGAGGTCAGAGCCCTGCAGAAGAAGATCGATTTGCAGAAACAGCTTGAGGAAATGGATGGAGTTGTTAATCTCGATGCTGGGACCCAACTGACTGCAAAGGTTGATAAGGATCTCAATGCGGAATACAAGCGTATATTCCTGCGTGGTCTGCGCAGGCAGCCTATTTCACTGGACGACCGCAGCGTCATCAATGAGTATTACAAGACCAACGGTATCCGCGCAGAACTGATGCACGAAGGAACTGACCCTAACAACCCGGCCGCAGGTAATGTTGGGCTCATCGTACCACAGGACATCCAGACCAGGATCAATGAGATCATGAGGGAACTGAACGATCTGTCCGAGTACATCACGGTCGAGACTGTCAACACCCTGTCCGGCAGCCGCGTGCTCGAGGCTGACAACACTATGACGCCGTTCCAGGTCGTAGCCGAATATGGCCCGATTCAGGAGATGGACAACCCGCAGTTCGTGCCGATCACATACCAGCTGGTCAAGCGTGCTGGCTATCTGCCACTGACCAGCGAACTGCTGGCTGACAGCGATCAGAATATCCTGAACTACGTCGCGCGTTGGATCGCCAAGAAGCATGTAGTGACCAAGAACACTCTGATCACGACAATGCTCCAGGGCCTCCAGCCTGTCCAGTTACAGGGATTTGATGATGTCAAGCGTGTGCTCAACGTCAATCTTGACCCGGCGATCAGCAGGACTGCCTCCATAATCACCAACCAGGATGGTTACCACTGGATGGATACTCAGAAGGACCAGAACGGACGTTATCTTCTGCAGGACGACATCACTCAGCCCGGCAGGAAACTGTTCATGGGCCGCCCGGTTGCAGTCGTGTCCAACAGGTACCTGCCGACCGTCCAGGATGGGGGTCAGAATCTTGCGCCCATGTTCATTGGCAATGGCAAAGAAGCTGCGGTACTGTTCACTTACGGTCGGTATGAACTGGCATCCACCAGGGAGGGTGGCGACGCCTGGAGGCGCGACACTACAGAACTGAGGACTATTACACGTGACGACCTTGTCGGTTGGGATCTCGCAGCCATGGTATACGGCCAGCTCCAGATATAAGGTGATGGCCTATGAAGGTAAAAGCACTGTATCATTTCCTGGACAAAAAGGCCTGCAGGAATAGGACGAAAGGTGACGTCTTTGATGCGCCGGAGCCAATAGCGGAGAAACTGGCAAAGGCCGGGCTTGTTGAAATTTTGGAGTTGAAACCCAAAAAGGAAACGCCCATAGTTGAAAAACAGCCTGAAAAGCCAACTTTTGCGGAAGAAAAGAATCCGCCCGAGCCACCACCTACCAGGATAATAAAAGAAGGCAAGAAGCCTGAAAAGAAAAAGAAGAAATAAAGGGAGAGGTTATCCTCTCCCTTTCCCTTAAAGGGGTGATGTATATGATTGTAACCCTTGAAGAAGCAAAACTGTATCTGCGTGTCGACGGTGACGATGACGATGTCCTGATTACATCCCTAATACAAGCTGCCGAGGAATACATAAAAAACGCGACAGGAAAGACATTTGACAGTTCAAATAGCTTGGCCAAACTGTTGTGCCTTGTCCTGATCACGGACTGGTACGAGAACCGGGCGCAGACAGACAAAATCAGCGAGAAATACCGGTTTACGGTTCAGACGATACTCGGACAGCTTAAGTACCGGCCTGAAGAGGAAGCAGGTGATGGCGATGCTGGTGAACAGGCTGAATAAGCGCGTGAAGATCCTGCGGTTGGTGAAGGAACGCAATGAGTTCGGAGAGCCGGTTGACACTTGGAAAGAGGTCTGCACCGTCTGGGCGGCGGTTGAGCCTTTGCGTGGGCGTGAGTTTATCACAGCGTTGCGGGAAAACGCGGAAGTCACAACCAGAATACGGATCAGGTATCGGGAAGGCATCGACAGGACGATGAAAGTCAAGGTCGGCAACACCGAATTCGAGATCCTCTATATCATACACCCGAACTTCGCCAGACAGGAATTGCAGCTCATGTGCAGGGAAAGGCAGTGATGCGGCATGGTGCAGGTCAAATTAAAGGTTGAAGGCATGAAGGAACTCCAAAAGAGCATGAAAAAACTCGGCAAAGTACCACAGAAACATGTTACTGCATCTGCCAAAAAGGGTATGAACATCGTCCTCAAGCAAGCCAAGGCTAATGCACCTGTCGATACAGGCGAACTCCGAAGCGGCATAATCCTTATCGGCGAGAGATCCCGAACAAAAGGCAAAAAGGTATACAGGCTGGTTTTTGACCGGGAAAAGAATGATATTTTTCAGAAAAAGAACAAAAAGGGTAAGGTTACCGGTTATTACCCTGTCAGCCAGGAATACGGCTATTTCACCAAAAACGGGCGATATATCCCAGGTTTCTATTTCATCCACAATGCGCTCAACGAAAATACCCAGAAAGTCGCGCAAACCATTGTAGATACCATGAAAAAGAAAATCGACGATGAAATCAGGAAGGCAGGGTTAAGGAAATGATGGAAGCAGCACTGAGAGCGGCGTTGGAAAATAGTATATCCGAACTAGTTGGCGAGATATATCCCACCAACGCGCCCGAAAATGCAACCAGACCGTACCTGGTATATATGAGGATCCGGACCGAAAAGGAAAAAACGCTCGATGGGTTTACCGGCAAGGAATACCTCAGCTTCATGTTCAACATCATGGCGCAAAAGTATTCCGAGATGAAATCCGTGGCTAAAAAGGTCGAGGATTTTTTAATATCCCTTCCCGGGACACAAATCGGCAGCTACCATATCGAGGACATTGACATCAATGATGTTACAGAACAGTATGAGCACGAGCTCAAAGTTAACCGTGGAATCATAGATTTCACAATTTACTTCGAGGAGGTTGATTAGAGTGGCAAAGAGAGCACTGGGAACAACGCTGAAAATCGGAAATATCACAGTAGGTAATCTGACGTCTATCAGCGGCGTCGAGCTGTCGGCAGATACGATCGACGTAACGACTCTCGATGATACTGATGGGTATAGAGAGTATATTGCCGGCCTTGTTGATGGCGGTGAAGTATCAGCGGAAGGTTACCTGAGTGATAACGGCACAAACGAATCGTCCATCATTGCGCTGGTCGGCGGGGCAGAGCAGGAGTGCGAGATCGCATTCCCGAACGGTGCAAAATGGGAGTTTGAAGGTATAGTGACTGGCTTCAGCACGAATACAAGCCTGGAAGATCCGTTGTCGTTCTCTATCACGGTCAAAGTCACCGGCAAACCGACATTTACTGAAGGCTAAGAGCAATCTTAGCCTTTTTCCTATCTTTATGGAGGTGTGATTTATGAGCTTCTATCCTATTCAGCTCGACAAAAGCAGAAATCTCAGATATGGCATGAAAGCCCTGTCGCTGGTCGAGAAAAAACTCGGGAAACCGGTTGCAAAAATTGACATGAACAATCTAACAATGGAAGATGCAGCTATAATGATATGGGCTGGACTGGTACATGAGGATCCGGATTTGACACCGGAAAAGGTAATGGACCTCGTTGATGAGTATTCAGATATTCAGACAGTGTTCGAGGCAATGGGAAAGGCATTCGAGGCCACATTTGGGGCTGATAAGAAGGGAAAAAACAAGTAGAGGGTGGCGGACAGGAGTTTACCATCGAGGGAGCCCTGGAAAGCGCCACCCTCATTGGCATATCTGCAATTGAGTTTTGGGAAATGACGCCCTATGAGTTATCGCTCAAAATCAGGGCGTTTAAGGAAAATAGAATTGAAAACCTCAAAGATCAGATCACGATTGCATATCTCAATTCTCTGTGGACAATACAGTGGCTTGGCAAACACAATCGGCCGCGGCCACTGAAAGAGATACTGAGCATGATAGGCAAAGAAAAACGGGAAATGACCGATGAACAAATGCTGGAACAGGTCAAGGTTCTCAATGCACTATTTGGCGGGGAGGTGAAAAAGCGTGGCTGGAAG